AAGCTTGCCAATGGCACTTTGTTTCATGCAGGCGGGGCGATGATGGCGTGGTGTGTGGGCAATTTGAAGATTGAGCGTACAGCGACAAGCATTCGCGCCACAAAGCAAAATGCAGGGGATGCCAAGATAGATCCGGCCATGGCGTTATTTGATGCGGTTTTAATGATGATAAAAATGCCCAAGGCTAAAGGCAATTCAGTTTATGAGACACGCGGGCTGTTGGTGGTTTGATGGCGATTTTTGACTTTTTGAAGCGCGATAAAAGCCCGCGATTGTCACTTATGGCACAAGGCTTTAGCGAGGCATTGCGCGGTGATGGCGGGGGCACACGGGTCACGCCCGCCCAAGCGATGGAGAATACGGCTGTTTTTCGTTGTGTGTCGCTGATTTCTTATGCGATTGCCATGTTGCCTTTGCATGTGATTGATGGGGAGACGAAAGAAAAGGCGCGTGAGCAGCCTTTATTCAAATTATTGCATTCCATGCCCAATGACTGGCAAACAGCGTTTAACTTTCGTGCATTTATGCAGCGTAACGCCCTTGTTCATGGCAACGCCTATGCACTTGTCGTGCGCTCCATGGGGCGGATTGTCAAGCTGATACCACTTGAACCGGACAAGGTGGAAGTCAAGCAGGGCAAAAACTGGACGGTTGAATATCATTACGCGCAAGAAGGCAATACCAAGATTATCAAGCCGCAGGACATGCTGCATATTTATGCCGATAGTGAAGATGGGCTTTCCGGTCGCTCTATGGTCAAGACGGCGGCCAAGGCAATTTCTTTAGCGATGGAGTTAGAGCGTTCGCAGCTTCAATTCTTCAAGAACGGCATGCTGTTAGGCGGCATGTTGAGCCATAAGGACAAGCTAGGGCAAGAAGCTTATGACCGGCTGAAAGCCTCGATGGAAGCTTATTATGCGGGGACAGCCAATGCGGGTAAATGGCTGATTGCGGAAGAGGGGATGAGTGCGCAGCAATTCACCTCTAGCGCACGCGATAGCCAGCAGATGGAAGCGCGAGCCTTGCAGATTGAGGAGATAGGCCGCGTCTTTGGGGTACCGCGTCCGTTTTTGGGGTTGGATGATACCAGTTGGGGTTCCGGCATTGATGTATTGGGGCAGATTTTTGTCCGTTATGCGCTCAACCCGTGGTTTGGTGCATGGGAACAGGCCATTAAACGCGCCTGCATGAGTGAGGATGAACGCGAAAGGCTGGAAGTCAAGTTCAATGCTGGTGCTTTGTTGCGTGGGAGCATGAAAGACCAAGCTGAATTTTTCGCAAAAGCTCTGGGTTCAGGCGGGCATCAGCCATGGATGGATTATGAAGAAGTACGTGAGACAATGGATTTGCCGCAAAAGCAAATTGCACCAAACCCGTTAACGAATAAGGAAAGAGAAGATGAGCTTGAAACAACTGCCAATGATTGAGGCCAGCCAGTTCAAAGCCTTATGCCGTGGTGTTGAGCCGGAGATAAAGGCGTTAGATCGGTGGAACAATACGCTTGTCTCGGCCAAGAGTGACAATACGACCATTACGATTTTAGACGTGATTGGCGAAGATTACTGGACGGGTGGCGGCGTGACGGCCAAGCGCATTGAGGCGGCGTTACGTTCCATTGGCAACAAGGATATTACGGTTGACATCAATTCGCCTGGTGGTGATTTTTTTGAAGGCATTGCCATTTATAATTTGCTGCGGGCGCATCAGTCAAAGGTGACGGTTCGGGTATTGGGTTTGGCGGCTTCTGCGGCTTCCATTATTGCGATGGCGGGGGATGAGGTGTTGATAGGCAAGGCGGCGTTTTTTATGGTGCATAATGCGTGGGTTGTGGCTGCGGGCAACCGGCATGATTTGGCAGCGGCGGCTGAAATGATGCGTCCGTTTGATGAGGCCATGGCGGGGCTTTATGCGGATAAAACCGGTGACCGCCACTTCATGGATGGATGCGGAGACGTGGTTTAATGGCTTGCAAGCCGTTGATAATGGTCTGGCCGATGATTTTTTGCCCGCCGATTTGGTGAGCGAGGATAAGGGCAAGCAAGCGCAAGCCTTGCATGCGTTGAAGCGGATGGAAGCGAGTTTAACGAAGTTCGGCATGACGCGCTCGGCAGCCCGTAGCCTGATTAAAGACTTTCAAAGTGGCATGAGTGACTCTGCCACGCCCAGCATGAGTGACTCTGCTGGAAGCGACATGAGCGACTCTGTCGATGTAACCACGGGGCTGCATAAGCTCCTTTCTGTTCTAAAAACTTAATTTAAAGGTGAATAAAATGACTATTCAAAATAGCCCGCTGGCTAGCCACGCGGGGAATAATGGTGATGGCGGCGATGTCTGTGGGGTCTGATCCAGATGGTGGCTTGACCGCTCCTGTTGAGTGGGACAGGACGATTGCTGACCAGTTGGCAACCGTTATTCCGATGCGCCAGTTTGCTTCCTCGCAAAGCGTCAAAGGGCGAGGTTTCAAGCGGCTTTATAATCTGCATGGCGCAAGCTCTGGATGGGTTGGTGAGACGGATGCAAGTGTTGCGCGATCCATATACCAAGAAACCTTATGTCTTGTTCTATACAAGAAAGCGCGTCGGTGGTGGTTTGTGGAACCCTGAATTTTTACGTTATCACAAAGTGGCAGCGTAAGGGATAAGAAACGGGGCGGTCACAAGCCGCCCTTTTCATTTTAAAGGAACAATATCATGAAATTTACCAAGCCATTTAAGGGGGCAACGGGCGGCAATCCGTTTCCCCAAGATTTTAACATCGGCGATGAATGCCCCGATGATTTGGTGCAGGCGGCAATTGAAGTCGATGCTGTTGAAATTACCCTGACCGATGAAGTACCGGATGGATCGGTTATTGAAGGCAGTGAAGCAAAAAGTCCTGATGAAGCTCAAGAGCAGGCCGTCCCTGATGCTGAAAAGAAACCTAAAGGCAAGAAACGAAAATGAAGCCTGTTCGCGTCAAAGCCCCTGCCGTGCTGCCTGTATCATTGGAAGAGCTAAAACAGGCGGCGCGGGTTGATTTTGCCGATGATGATCAAATTCTGATGACCTATTTGCAAGCCGCTGTTGACCATCTGGACGGCTATCATGGCATTTTGGGGCGAGCAATTATCAATCAAGACTGGCGGATTTGGGCGCATGAATGGCCGGTAGGCGGCATTGTTTTGCCCTTTGGGGACGTATCACAGGCAACCTTTCGCTATTATGACAGTAACGGTTTGAAACAGACGCTTGACGCGGCCTTTTATGAGCTCATTGAGATGGCAACAGGGGCGGTAATACGTTTCAAGCCCTCCTTTACCGCGCCTCTACTTGATGAGGATAATTATAAATCAGTTGAGGTGACGTTTACTTGCGGATACGGGGCAGATGCCGCTTCCGTTCCTGCCTCTATCAAGGTGGCAATCATGCTACTTGCCACACATTGGTATGAAAATCGCGAGGCGGTGACAGGGCGCAATTTAACAAGGCTGCCTTTTGCCGTTGATAGGCTGATTACGCCGCATCGGCGGAGGATATTCTGATGAGTTCTGGTAGGTTGATTGAGCATTTTGCATTTTTGAAGAGTGGCAAAATCCCCAATGAAATGGGGGTGGTTGAGGGCAAGTTTGAAGAGGTATTTTCGACCCGTGCTCACCTAACCTATCGTGAGGGCAATGAGGCGGTGATAGCAGCACGTTTGACCGGCAAGCAACCGGCCTTTTTGACCATTCGCAGGTCAAAGGCCGCAGACGAGATAACAACGGGCTGGATAGCCCGAGATGTGCGCCATTCGACCTATGACCCCGTGACAAAAAAGCTAACGGGTCATGTGTACGATATTAAAGCCATTGCGCCAGATACCAATAACCGTGCCCTCTTGCGCCTGTCACTGGAACGCGGCGGCAATGTGGGGTGAAAATATTTAAGCGGCAATGCTTATATCAAAATCAAAGTGAAGCCCGTCATAGGGAAAGGAAATTCCGTTTTTCGTCTTGTCGATAACTCCTGCATTAGCCAGCATCACTATGTCACGATGCACGGCCTGTACGTCACGGCCAAGGCGACGCGAAACCTCCCTGATTGACAAAGCCTCATTACCAGCAAGGGTTTTAACAATAGCAAGACGTGATGGACTAAGGATTTTGTGCATATCGCTATATTCTAGAAAATTTAAAGTAGGGACAGCATCATTTTTATGTCTGCTGGTTTGAGTAAAACGCGACTTTATATCATCCAAGCTTGAAAGCCGTACATGCAAAATATTCATTGTAATACCCTCCTCATATCATTTTGAAAATCATCAAAAAGGACTTCCAGTGATGAAAATTCAATTCTTATTTCTTGATCATAAACATGCTTATGATCGCCTTTTCCTCTTTCATTATCGTATCTCAAAACACATTCACCTTTAACAACAAGAGCTAATCGGTATTTGTAGAGATGGTTACTGCCGTTAAGAGGTTTTGGCAGTTGCCAAAGAACAACTTCAAAAAAAGCGTTCTCGTTAATGACTGTTCTTGATTTTTCAATAAGCCTTGCCTTCATGTTGTTGGCAATAACAACATTATAATCTTTTGTCAACCAACGAATAAGGGAAAACAACGTCATGTGGGTACGTTTTCTTGAAGATTATGATCACAAGCCAAAGAACAATGTGATTTTGTCTTATCGTATGGGCGAGGAATATTGCGTCACGCATATATGCGGGAAAGCAGCGATTGCATCTGGCAAGGCGATAGAAATTCCAACTCCGAACAGGGAGGCCAAAAATGGCAAGGAAAGGCTCAACGCTGATGGGGCTGGCAAAACTGCAAAGGCGGTTCGACAAAATCCCCAAGGAGATAAAGAACCAAGTCAAAAGCCAGATGGAGCAGGAGGCAAATCAGATCGTAGCGGCGATGAAAGGAGCGGTCACGGTTGACACGGGGGGATTGCGTCATTCGATTGGCTGGACATGGGGAAGATTAAAAAAAGGGCAGACGGCGGTAGCACAGGCAAATTTGAGGCCACACTTGAGCGTCTTTGACGCTCTTTCTTAATCCTTAAAATTTTAACGCCATTTATCAAGGAGATTTTCCATGGCAAAAGCAACCGTTATCAAATCTGGGCATGCGCTCGTTTTTATCGGCGACAATGCGAACCCGATTGTCTACAAAACACCGTGTGGTTTTACTTCACGATCCATATCTCTTTCCAAAAGCCTTAATGAAACGCGCATTCCCGACTGTGACGACCCAGACGCGCCCGATTGGATCGAGCGCGATGTGACCTCCTTGTCCATGTCGATCAGCGGTGAAGGGGTGCTGGCTGAAAACAGTGTAAGTACATGGGTGGAGGCGTTTAAAAGCAGTGCGCCGCTCAATGTCAAGGTAGAATGGAAATTCCCGACCAAGAAAATCACTTATACCGGCAAGATGCATCTGGAAAGTTTTGAAGTTGGTATTTCCAATGGCGAGACGGTTTCTGTCAATGTATCGATGCAGTCAAGCGGCGAAATGAGCTCAGTTGAAGTTCCAGTGACCCCTTAAAGGATAAGAGCGATGCAAAACAGAAACGGGCAGATTGAGCTTGATTTTGGAGATGGCACTTACCCCTTCCGGCTTGGTTGGGGTGAGTTGCTCACATTGCAGGAGGCTTGCGATGCAGGCCCCTTTGTTGTTTTGGAGCGGCTTGGCAAAAAGACCTTCAAAATAGAAGATATCCGTGAAACGATCCGGCTTGGGCTGATTGGTGGCGGGTTAGAGCCAACACGCGCCTTAAAGCTTGTTCGTGATTATGTTGAAGGACGTCCGCCGCTTGAAAACCTCATGCTCGCGCAAGTGGTGCTGTCTGCTGCTTTAAT